TTTATTACTGATGGAAATGGAGGAAATATTAATACAGCAGTTACACAGCTTTATGGATTAAATGAGAGTTAATTATGGCATTAAGTAAGATACAAGCAGAATCAATAAACTTAGCAGATACCTTTGCTTTTACTGGTACTGTTAGTGGTACTGGATATGATTTAATTGCAAATGTTTATTCAGCTTCAACTGTAACAAGTACTGAAATAACATTACCAACTGGCTATGATAGTTATTATTTAGAATTAACAGCTTTAGGGGATCACAGTA